CACGACGGCGAGGAGCTCAAGGAGAATAAAAAGATGACCAAAGCTCAAGCTTTAGAGCAGATTGGTAAAATGAAGAAGGCAGACATTGAAGAGATGCTTGCTGCTCATGCTTCGAAACTTGAAGAGGCTGATAGTGCTGCAACTGAAGAAGAGTTGAAGAAACTTGAAGACCAAAAGGCAGAGATTGATGAGAGAATTAAAAATATCTCTGTGAAAGAGGATATGGAAGCTCTTATGAGTTCCGATGATACTCTTAGTGAGGAATTCAAGGTCAAGGCCGCAACAATTTTTGAGGCCGCAGTAAAATCTAAGATTCGTTCAGAGATTGAACGGATTGACAATGAAGTAAAATCTGAGAAAGAAACCGAAATGGATACTTTCAAGGAAGAACTTGCAGAGAAGGTAGACACATATCTCAATTATGTTGTTGAGGAATGGACTAAAGAAAACGAGTTGGCAATTGAACGTGGTTTGAAGGGTGAGATTGCAGAAGACTTTATTTCTGGATTGAAACAATTGTTTGAAGATCATTACATTGATGTTCCAGACGAGAAGTATGATGTTCTGGAAGCACAATCTGAAAAGATTTCCGAGCTAGAAGAGAAGTTAAATGAGGCAATTCAGAAGAGTGTTGACCTTACATCTTCTAATTCAACTCTAGTTCGTGAACAGGTTATTTCCGAAGTTTCTGAGGATTTAGCCGATACCGAAATTGAGAAGTTCAAATCACTTACACAAGATGTTGACTTTGGGAATGAAGATTCTTTCCGTGAGAAACTTGATACACTGAAAGAAAATTATTTCCCGAAAGCTCAAACATCTAGTGATAAAACTATTGATGATGAAGATGGTAGCACCGCACAGGACGTTGATACGACAGATGCCATGAGAGCGTATATGTCGGCCATCAGTCGTAATCAAAAGGCGAGTGCATAAAACATTATATTAACGGATGTAAATAAAAAGGAGAAACAAAATGTTTCAAACAGAACATCTACAAGAAAAGTGGCAGCCAGTCCTAGAACACCCCGATCTTCCACGGATTGAGGATTCTTACAAGCGGGCAGTTACCACTCTCATCTTGGAAAACCAAGAAAAAGCTCTCAAAGAAGACCGTGGTTTTCTTGGAGAAGCAGCGCCAGTCAATGCTATGTCTGGTGGGCAGATGGATACTTGGGACCCAATTCTAATTTCCCTAGTTCGTCGTGCAATGCCTAACCTGATTGCGTATGATGTATGCGGTGTGCAACCGATGACTGGACCGACTGGTCTTATCTTTGCAATGCGCTCTTCATTTCTCTCGCAAGACGGTGCAGAAGCTCTCATGGACGAGTCTCTGCCTGGTAAAGCTGGTGCATCGAATCAGAACCTTGCTGGTACAATTGGTGGCGGCGATGTTGGTGCTACTGAGACAAATCCTGCTGTTCTAAATGATAGTCCTTCTGCTGGTACTTACACAAGTGCTACAGGTATGACGCGGACACAGGCTGAGGCGTTGGGCGATAGTTCCACAAATGCTTTTGCTCAGATGGCTTTCTCAATTGAGAAGTCGACTGTTACTGCTGTATCCCGTGCTTTGAAAGCCGAGTATACAATGGAGTTGGCTCAAGACTTGAAAGCGATCCACGGTCTAGACGCCGAGACAGAACTTGCGAACATTCTTAGTTCGGAAATTCTTGCTGAAATCAACCGTGAAGTAGTTCGTTCCCTGTATGTCACCGCTGTTAAGGGTGCTCAGGTTAATACTACAACTGCTGGTATCTTTGATCTGGATACCGATTCCAATGGTCGTTGGTCAGTTGAGAAATTCAAAGGTCTAATGTTTGCTATTGAGCGTGATGCCAATGCGGTTGGTCAACAGACTCGTCGTGGTAAGGGTAACATGGTCATCTGCTCTGCTGATGTTGCTTCTGCACTTCAGATGGCTGGTGTTCTTGATTACACTCCTGCTCTTAACAACAACCTAAATGTTGATGACACAACCACCACATTTGCTGGTGTTATGAATGGTCGTTTTAAGGTGTATGTTGATCCATATTCCGCCAACGTAGCTGATTCTCAGTACTATGTTGTTGGTTATAAGGGTACTTCTCCTTATGACGCCGGGTTCTTCTACTGCCCATACGTTCCTCTACAGATGGTTCGTGCAGTTGGTGAAAATTCCTTCCAGCCCAAGATTGGTTTCAAGACTCGTTACGGTCTTGCTGCTAATCCTTTCGCCGCCTCTGGTGCGGCTGCTGCAGGCGATTCGCCGAGTTCGACGGCCGCATTGACTGCAAATACCAATGCTTGGTATCGCCGGGTTAAGGTTACGAACTTGATGTAAAATCAAGAAGTATAGTAGAGTAAACTTAGGGGGGACTTCGGTCCTCCCTTTTTTTTATTATAAATAGTAATATGGCAACAGCGCAATCACCTCTTGCAAGACAACCTGAGCAGCTAGATTATGCAAGTCCGACTCAATTTCGTTTTGGTATTCATCAATTACCGAAAGTGGAATTCTTTACAGTGAGTGCAAATCTTCCTGGCATTTCTGCTGGTACTGCTATTCGTGCAACTCCATTTAAAGATATTCCAACTATGGGAGAAAAATTAGATTATGAAAATTTATCTATATCTTTTATAGTAGATGAATATTTAGAAAATTATATTTCACTTCATAATTGGATGATAGGATATGGATTTCCAAAAGATAGAGAACAATTTCGGACATTCAGAGATGTAACATCAAACACTCCAGCTGATGGTGGTATACCATCAGTAGATATAATTGGTTCTGCAACTCCTGACAAAGCAATGTATTCAGATGCATTTCTTCAAATTCTTTCTAATAAAAATAATCCTATTCTGGAAGTAAGTTTTGAAAATGCATTTCCTATATCTTTAAGTGCATTAGATTTTACTCAAACGGCAACAGATGTAGAATATATGATTGCAACAGCTGAGTTTGCATATCAAATTTATGAAATTAAAACATTATAAATATCCCCGAGCAGATGAGATAAACTTTAACAGTTTTTAAATCTTAGTCTTAAATGACAATATAAAAAAAAGAGAGTAAATCAAAATTCTGCTCACACACTTTTGAAAGAATTATATTTTATGAATCTAGACCAGTTAAAAGAAGAAGCAAGAAAAGACCTCATCATAGAAAACGAAGAACATCTTGGTTCTGAATCTCTAAAAAATCAAAAAATTAAAATAAAATATCTTGATCAAAGGTCAAGATTTCAATTACTGTTGCAAAAAGCTAATGGTGATTACCAACGAATGTACAGAGAGAAATGGGAGTACTACGGTGGTAAGTCTGATGCCAAAGTTTATGTTGCAAAACCGTTTGACCTAAAAGTTTTAAAAAATGATTTGGCAATGTATATCACTTCAGATGAAGAAGTCATTGCATTGATGGATAAGATAGGGTATCTGGAAATCGTAATAAAATATCTTGAAGGTATTATCAAGTCTATTGATAATCGTGGTTGGGATATTAAGAATACGATTGAATGGAAAAAATTTGAAGCGGGGATGATATAAATGCCATATTCTGATTGTTATGTTCCATCTATTATTGAATATATTGGATATTATGAAGATTGTATGTTAGAAGATGTTTGTGATGAAATTATAGAACATGTAGAAACACAAAGAAATTCTGATTTAAATCAATCTACATATTCTAGCCATAAAGGATTATCAGAAGATAATCAGCGTGTACTTATGGATGAAATGTGGTTTCGTAATGGAGAAAAATTTTATGACAGTTTCAAACTAGCATTTAATAATATTATTAATAATTATTCTAAAGACCATACCCTTTTTTCTTGTCAACGTCATACAGATTTTAGACTGAACAAATATGACGAGGGGGGTTTCATGTCTAGACATTGTGATAACATACATCACAGTCATGGGCAAGAGTATGGATTTCCTCAAGTATCTGCATTGTTATTTTTAAATGATGATTATGATGGGGGAGAATTTGTTGTTGCTGATAAAGTTTATAATACTAAAAAGGGATCTGGAATAATTTTTCCTTCTAATTTTATGTTTCCTCATGAAGTGAAACCTATAACAAAAGGAATAAGATGGAGTGTGGTAACATGGTTGATGTAAAATCATATGAATGTTTTCCCACTATGATATATGAGTTTAAATCTGGTTTATCAAATTCAGATCATAATTTAATGTTAAAATATTTAGCTGTCGAGCGGGACAAAGAAAATGATCTTCATACCTTATCTTATTTTAAACCTCTTAAAGATAAAATTTTAGAATTAAGTACATATATTTTAAAGAGCAATGAATATATATATGAAAAAATAGAGATTACTAATATGTGGGCAAATAAAATGGAAGATGAGGAAATTCATGCTCCGCATACACACTCTAATAATTTTTTGTCTGGTGTATATTATTTGAACGCTTCAAAAGATACA